GGCAAGTGGATACAGGCAGCCATTGGTAAGCCTGGAGCACTGCATCGCGAATTGGGTGTGCCAGCTGGAGAGAAGATACCTGCAAAGAAGTTGGCACGGGCCGCGAAGGCAGGGGGCAAGTTGGGACAACGTGCCCGCCTTGCTGAAACACTAAAAGGATTTAAAAAATGATAACCGCACAAGCAAAAAAATCAGTAAAGATTGAACGCGAAGCAGACCGTGCAGCACGCACTTCAGCTGACATTTGTCAGAACCAGTATCACCGAGACAATGTCAACGTGGCACAAGGTCCAAGAACAGGGAATCCTGGCACAGCATCGAAGCGCAGTGACTTTGTCGCTGCCAAAGCGTCACGTGAACCAATTGCCACAATGATTCAAGATGCTTATGTTGCTCGCGCACATGAGTATAAAGAATTTGAATACACCAATGGTGGTAGTATTCATGACAATACCCGGGCGTCTTTTAAAAGCAAATCAAAGACGCTAAAGTAAAGTCACTGCCGGGCCACCAGGGCCGTGAACTCGATTAAAACAAGTGTTTTGGTTCGACTGGTGGCACATTATATTTTAAAGGAACAGTAATGAAAAAGACAGACAAGAAGCCGTCAGTAGACGCATGGGACTTGGATCCTGACACAAGCGACACAGTTGCCATGGCCGAAGATGACGCGGTGATCCCATCAGGATTAGAGCCTGATAAACCCCAAGTGCCGAAGCCCACCCGCATAGAGTTTGACATGGAAGGGCTCATGACAGACTTTCCCAATGCCACTGAATTACAAAAGTTTGTGTATGACCAAACCGGCATTGTGTTGAATCTAAAGGGTCGTGCCAACAAACTAAAGTATCAGATTGCCATGGACACACTTAATGGCAACATTCCTGATGAAGCATACTTGGGCGCAGAGAATCCATATCTAGACAAGAGTGAACTCATCCCCACAGAGCCCTTACGCGAACTACCCGCACGTGATGCACTCATTGATGCCGCCGGACCTGAAGTCACACGCTTCAGTACCAACCAATTTCCACATCCTGATCCCGACTGGCGTGCTCAAGATCAAAAGTGTCAAGTCATATTCCGCAAGTATGCCAACAACCTGATCACATATGAAGTGTTGGGACCAATTGCTCAACGTGCCCTAGGCACCAAGATCAACAAGTTTGGACAAAAGCAACCCGAACGCATTGTGTGGATTGACTGCAGAACTGGTGAACAGATTATTCGCAATGACCGTGGACAACTTACTCCATTGGGCACCCGCCTTAAGAGTTTCATGACACGTATGAAAGTAAACAAATCAAACCAATGGGACATATGGATTGATCGCGACTTTGTTCTTGCTGGAGACTTGGTATCCGATAACCCTTGGGGCGAATAATGAAACTCAAACGCACACCCCTGCCCTACGCAGAAACTGCCCTTGAACCTGTAAAAAGTAGTGAGACCTTGAATTATCATTGGGGTCACTTATACAAGCGTTATGTGGACAATTACAATGCCGGAGAGAGTCCCACATTCAATCGTGCCGGAGCCTTCTTGCATGACATTTACTTTACTCAGTTCACCGCGCCCGGAGAGGGTGGCACGCCCGAACCTATGACCCTGGAGTTGATCCAACGACATCACAAGAGTCTAATAGGCCTAAAAGCCTTGATCAAAGATGCTGCCTTAAAGTTGCATGGTTCAGGTTGGGTATATCTTGCTCTTGACGGCACTGTAAAAACCATACCGAATCATGAAGTGCGTGATGACATTGTGATCTTGATTGACATGTGGGAGCATGCCTATGCCCTGGATTACGAATGGAAGAAGGATCAATACCTAGACAACATTTGGAAGATCATGAACTGGCCACACATTGAAGATAGATTGGGTCTGATGTGACTTTAGGACCTGAACGCCAACAGCGGGCTGTTGAACAGGCTGCCGATGTTCGAATCATGCAAAAGGTCAACCGTGTTAACCGCGAGGCCTTTCTTGACAAGTATCCCACACAAGTAGAACATTGTTTGCGTCTTGTAATGGAACGCTTGCAAATGGGTCTAGACAAACGCGATGGAGTGGATGTGGCCAACCCCGACACTTGGCGCATGACACCACACGAAATACGCGACCTAGCCGAAACGGCAGCAAGACTAAACGAAATACGTCAGGGTTTCTAAATGGCCTTGGACAACACTGTGTTGATGCGCCGTGCCATACGTTGGGTTTGTGATTCCAACAGCTTGGCTGTGAACAATCTCAACACCATGACATCAGACCAAAAAGTGGCCTTTGAAGGGTTGGTCATGGCGGTGCATGAGGACATGCGATACAACCAAATTAAATACTTTAGGCCATTTGAACATCAATTGCGTTTCTTTGCAACTGGTGTAAGTTCACGTAGGGGCATACTTGCCGCCAATCGAATTGGTAAGACAGTAAGTACCTGTTATGAAACTGCCATGCACCTTACAGGATTGTATCCCGACTGGTGGACAGGCAAACGCTTTGACAAAGCCATTACTGCCATGGTTGCGGGAGAGGGTTGGAGCCAGGTGGCTCTGGTGTTGCAAAATGAATTATTAGGAACAAACGATGTCAAAATTAAAGATGCTATTGGCACTGGTGCTATACCCCGTAGTTGTGTGGTCCCTGACACTATGCGTAGTGATGGCGCTAATTGTATTGGGGTTGAGATACGTCACAGTAGCGGCAGTAACAGCTATCTCCTATTTGCCAACTACACACAGGAAGTTAGACAAATGCAAGGATTTAAACTCAATTTGGCAGTTTTTGATGAGCAACCGCCTGACGACTTCTTTAGCGAGATTGTTACCAGAACTGCTACTACACAAGGTCAAGTGCTTTGCAGTTTCACCCCGCTCAAAGGCCTTAACGGACTAGTCAGTAAGTTTTGGAATCACGAAGAAGGCTACGAACACATACGAGTAAGTTGGGATGACGTTCCAGAATATGATCCGTGGGGTGAGCCGTTTCTTCTTATGGAGACTCGCAGACAGTTGGAGCGTGACTATCTTCCTCATGAGCGCGACGCTCGTCGTAATGGTGTGCCTGTTATGGGCAAGGGCGCGGTATTTCAAATACGCAATTGGCCTACCTATAAAACTGGTGACTATGATCTGCGTAATGTTACTGGCATTCAGCGCATTATTGCTCTTGACCTTGGCCTTGTCAATGATAAGACTGTAGTTAGTCTAATGTATTGGCATCCCGAAGAGCGTGAGGCTTGGTTGCACACACAGATCATTGTGAAAGGCATTGAAGAAGCCAATCCCATGAACTATATCAATCATCTCATGCGTCCCGAAGTGTTTGGCACACCCATAGTGTTGCCTGCTGATGCCAGCACACAGGGTCGCTATACCATGACCAGCCAAAGCATACGTGAACTGTTTGAACAATACGAACTCAATGTGCATCCAGAAGCCATCATGAATCCACCAGATGATCAAGGACGCAGAACCAATCACAAGGCCTATGGTGTCAACGTGATGCGACAAATGTTGGAGATCGGTACCTTACACATCAATGAAAACTGTGTGGAGTTCTTGCGCGAAGCACAGAACTACTACGCTGATGATCGAGGTCGTTTCTCAGATCCTGATGACTGCATTGATTCAGCACGATATGCCTTGCTAGGATGTTTGAACGGATTGGCAGAACCCTGGGATGGACGCACTCAACAACAGCGTATGCGTGATTACAAACATCAATATCGCAGCGCACAGTGGGCCCGTAGTCAAGAAGTGCCCAAGTGGAAACAGCCACATAACCCTCATGGTTAAAGCACACTAAATAATAGATAATATGATAGGATCCTGTCCATGTTGGATATAAAAAACACAGTAATTTCGAACTTGAACAACGCCAAGGGCATGATGGCAAGATTCGTTAAAATGAAGGGCCTGTTGGACGCCAAGTGTGCAGCCAACTTGCGCTTGTTGGCCACAAAGAACAACATCAATCGCGCCTCAGACTATCACTACTTGGTATTGGCAGTTACACAGAGTACAGAAGCAGTAAACGGCATTGACTACATTCACCCTGTGGTAAAACCCATAGTTGATTATGCAAGTGCGGTTATCACTAAGGGACTTGCACAAAACGGCGAAATCAAATTTGAGTTTGTAGCCGACAATGAAGCAGATGCGCCGGCAGCACGTCAAGCCACAGACATGGTCAACAAGATCATTAACCAAAACAATGATCCACATCAAATCCTACAACACTGGGTCATGGATGCTGTGTTGCACAAGAATGGTGAGATGATGGTTAGCCCCATGCGTGAGAGTTTTGTACGCTACATCACAACACAAGGCACTTTGGATCAATTACGTGCATTTGAACAACAAGCAGCCGAAGGCGGCTTAAAAGCATTCAAACAAAGTCGCCGTAAGACCGGAGTAGACATGGAACAGGTCATGAAGGAACTGCAACAGTTCAAACAAGACTTGCCAGCAGAACAAAAGCAGGCCCTACTGGATCATAGAATGGCACAGGCCACAGCTGCTGAAGCTGGAGCAGATGACTATTTGGAAATGCAGGCACCCGATGCTGAAATGGAAACCACCGAAGACGAAATGGTCGACAGTATCAATCGCAACACAATATATGAAGCCAAGTATAAACTTACTGGCTACAGTTTGAACATCAAGTTCCGTCCCATTGCACAACACTATTGGATGTGTGATCCCACAGTTATATCAATTGAAGAACAACCCTTCTGTGGATACTACAAGCCCATGACCATACAGGAAGCAACAGAACTGTATCCCGACATTGACCTAGAACAATTTAAGATATATGCACAGTACTCAAACGTGGGTGCATATCAAGCAGGATCATTGCTGAACAATCTTGCGCTACACGCACGTGACTCAGTCCCCATCAATGGCTTGCCCAGTATGGGCTATGCAAGTTTGGAAGCAGAAGCACGTCAAGTCACTGTGTTGACAGTTTACAACCGTTATGACATTGACGGAGATGGTGAGTTAGAACTAATTGAATTGATATATTCAGGACAGTATGTGATATCGGCACGTGAAGTAGAGTTTATTCCCATTGCTAACATGTGTCCAAAACCCTTGCCACAAAACTTTTATGGTATGAGCATTGCAGAATCAGTTGTGCCCATGCAAGAGTATGCCACAAGCGCACATCGTGCAGAAATCATGATGGGCCTGTTACAGGCAACACCACGTATTGGTGTCAAACCCGACAAGTTGGACTTTGAAATGATCCAAGATGGCGAAGCAGCCATCTTTATCTTGGATTCAAAGTTCGATCCTGCCAAGGATATCTATCCATTGCCTTTGCCTAACGGTAACTTGCAGTTCATAGACACTGCCATGACACGCTTACAACAGGATACAATGGCCATGGTGGGCATGACCTCACCACAAGATGTGTTCAATCCTGAAGTTATGGCACCTGGTAACTCAGGTATTAAACTGCAATTGGCACTGAGTCCAAATCAAATCATTCAAGACAATACAGTCAAGAACTCAGCAGAGGGTTTGAAGGATGCTATTTGGTTGATTTGGCGCACATTGATACAGTATGGTGATGACTATGGTGTTAAAAAATTGGCACAAGAGTTTCACCCAGAGGGCAAGCCCATATTCTTAGACTATCAAAACGTTGAAGACATGAACTTTAACGATCGTAAGACCATACACATTGATTTGGCTTTAGGTATGCGCTCAGATGAGAACGCACTACAACGTCAACAGATTATTCAACAGACACAAACGCAATTGTACACCACAGTCAGTGCAACAGTTGCACAAGGTACGCTGACTCCGGCCATGTTCAAGAAGATTCGCAAGCCCTACGAAGATGCATTGTATGCCTTGGGCGTAAAAGACTGCGATGTTTACTTGCCAACAGAAGCAGAAGTAACAGAAATGATCAAGGCCTCTGAAGAACACAAGAAACAGCAAGGCCCAAGTCCAGATGATCAAGCCAAAATAGCAAAAGCCAAACTGGATGAAGCACGTGCCGCTGAAATACAAGCCGACGTGCAGGGCACAAGTGCAAGTAAGCAATTGGAAGGTGTTGCTCTCATTGGAGAACACAAAGCCACTGCTTACAAATAAACTAAATAAAATTAATAGATTGGAATTGATATGATTAACGAAGACGTTGTGGAGGCGTTTAATAATCGCCTTGTTAGTGCTACAGAATTGAGCAAACTCTCGCCAGCAAGTGCTGACAGAGTCAAACAATTGGGTAGTGCTGCAGAGAATCTACTGAAAAGTAGAGACTTCGTATTGTTTGTGCGTCAGTTCCAACTAGAGAATATGGATTCGCTAGTAGAAGTTACAGGATATAGCGCAGAAGACAATGAACGACGTATTGCGTTGGCAAATCATTTCAATGCCATGGACACATTTATCAACTTGCTCAAAAGGCAAGTTGTATTACGTAATCGTGTGGTAACTTTACAAGAGCAATCTTTAGAGCCCAACACTTAAGAAAGGTAAAGTATGGATGCAATAGTCCAGGACAAACCTAATCTCCCAACAGAGACGGTCCCTGCCCACAAAGTCGATTTAGGATTAGAATCAATAGCCGCGAAGATGACCGCAATGCGTAATCAGACTCCAGCTACTAAGCCCATCGAGACAGGTGTAGAAGTTGCGGCAGCAACATCAGCCCCTGTGGTACCAGAAGGAGTTGTCGTAGACGACGCCGAACCAGAAGTTGTAGTAACAGAAGCACAAGATGCTGATGCCAACGCAGAAACTGATGCCCCTGAAGAGGTAAGCACAGTGGACACGTCTAGCGATGAACTAATTGATTTTATTGATTTTGCAGAAACTAATCCGAACGCCAAGTTCAAATTTATGCGAAATGGTAAAGAAGTAGTTATTGATGCTAAGAAGGCAGCAAGCATACTGGGCCAAGGAGCCGCAATTAGCGAAGATGCAAGGCAGTTAAAAGTTGAGCGTGCCGAGTTTGATGAATATCAAAATCAGCGTCGTCAGGAAACTGATGGACTTTTATTGGCCATGGAGTTTACTGTACGTCCCGAGCTACAAAAGGCTTACGATGAAATATTAAGGACACAGAACTACAATACCACCTTCCAGCAACAGTTGGCAACAACGCAGGATCCAGCCCACCAGGCACGTATCCAAGCAGCGATGCAACAAAACGATCGTTACATTCAACAACAGAGTGAAACAATCGCAAAGTTGAAGCCAAAGGTTGATCAGTTTTATAACGCCAAGCGTCAACAAGTTCAAGAATTTATTGACACTAACCGTAAAAACTTTCAGGACAAGGAGTTGCGTAATTCATATGTTTTTAATGAAGTTCGTGAGAAAGTAAGCAAGGACTGGGCTGGTGCTCGAGGACAAATTGTCCCCGGCATAGAGAACATAGACCTAATCTCAGCGGATGAGCATATCTTATCCCTATTACGAGACGGACTAAAGTATCGTGACAGACCCAAGACCAAGTCAGCAGGTGGCAGCATAGCCGCACTGACTAATCGTAAAGCAGGAACAGCCATGCCCAGTGGTGCAGCAGACAACGAGTCTAATCTTCGTGAAAAAGCCAGGAGCGGTGATAAAAAAGCCGCAGATAACTTGCTTGTAGCCCGCTTACAGAGTTTGCGTGCCGCAAGACGTTAAATAAATTAGAGCCTAATTAAGGAGATTATAATGGCAACTATTACAACAACGGCGATTGGTAACGGAACAACTGCATACCAGACAGACATCGTCGTAAAAGATCTAGACTTAGACGTATCAAACCGCGTTAAGGATGACACACCTGTTCTAAACATGTGTATGGCAAAAAAGCGTAAAGTGGTTAGCACTTTGCCCCTGTGGACAAACGACGTTTATCGTCAACCACAGATCCAAGCAGTTCCAGAAGGTGCCGCAGTTAGTTCAGCCAACGCTGAATCAAACCAACGTGCTAACATGGGCAACTACACACAGATTTTCCAAACCACAGTTGGTGCAACTGGTACAGCACGTGCCGTTGAACAATCGGGCGGAGATCCACAATCATATCAGGAAGTAAAACAGCTGATTGAATTGATGTTCGACGTAGAAGCACAATTGGTTCGTAATGACCAAATCGGAACCAAGTATTCGGGCCAAGCTGGTCTAGCATATGGCGCAAGTGGTTCAGCAAGTGCTAACGCACAAACAGGTAACGTTGCGTTACAAAGCCCAGTTCAAACTGGTCGTCGTATGGGTTCTTTGAACTCGTTCGCTGGCACATACAGTATTAACTCTGGTGATGGCACAGGTAACTTGCAAGTCGCTACTAACCGTGTTACAACTAACTTCAACTTAGAAGGTAGCGACACAGTTGGTTATCAAACCATCACTAGCGGCACACGTGCTTTCGTTATTGGTGGAACAGCAAGTGCATCAGGTTCAACAACTGTTACCAACAACGGTGAAGGCCTAGGTAGTTCATACTACACTTATACAAGCCAGTTGCAACAATTTGCTCCTAGCCTGTACAAGCAATTGGTTACTGTTGCAGAACAACGCTTCAACGCCAAGATCCGCACTATTGTTTGCCCAACAAGTTTGCGTACACACTTGAGCGATACTATGCCTACAAGCCGTGGTATCAACCGTGTTAACAGCGAGCGTGGTGACACAATTGCCACTTATGAAGGTGACTTCAATTACACTTATGAGATCTTTGATTCTTGGATCATGGACCAAATTGGTGCAAGCAACCAAATCTACTTCTTGAACGAAGAAGTGTTGCAGTGGGGTTCATTACGTGACCTAGGACCAAACAACGAAGTATTCTCAAATGCTGACGCTAGTTTGGATCAGTTCATCATGGAAGGAACACTAATTGTTCGTAACCCAGCAGGCGTTGCTGTCTTAAATGACATCAGTGCAAGCGGAACATACGTTGGTGTAACACTTGGATCTACTAACCAAATCGGTATTAGTGGTTCACTACGCCCAAGCGCATTCGTATTGCGTTTGAATTCGTGGGACGCACAGAGCTTCTAAACTCAGCAACGAGTTTATTAACCTCAAAGGGGCTTCGGCCCCTTTTTCTTTACACTAAATAATGTTATGAACGACTTTGACTCCGTAGGAAATCGCAAGAGTTACTTAGATGACTCTGACCCAGAACATAACCCAGATCAATACCGTATGGATCGAGGTGGGCTAGTTACCACTGACAACGGCATTGCAGACAGACTGTTAAAAAACGATGCATTATACAACGCCATGAAAGGCGATTGGAAACGCAGCGATTTTAACAAGAGCCGAAACATACGTGTAACAACTGGCCGTGAAGATGGCAAGTTTTACATACAAAAAGAACAGTTCAACGTGGAATATATACGTGAACAATGTCAAGAATACCGTAAACGTGCCGAAGCCGGATACATGGATCCCTTAGCACCAGTAATGCCAGATGGCAAGTTGGGCCACAAGTGGATTGAACTACCCGAAATCCTAGCACAGGATATTGGCAACAAATACTTTGGTGGCCTAAGTTGGCACACCATCAAACGCGACAGAACACTGAAAGCACAGTTCTATCGTGTGGTGCAACAGGAATACAATGACTTTGTCTGCTATCCAGGTGGACGGTTACCCATTCCCATAGAAGTGCCATATCCCACAGCAGTTGGACAAAAGGCCTTCTTTGCGGGTGCTAATTTTGCAGGAACACACTAATGTCAACACAAATTAATGACGCAAATGGCCTAGTCAGTTATCTAGAAGACTTTACCGGATCAAACAACAACAGCGAGATCAAACAGTGTATATACTTGGCTGAACTCATGATGCGTAACATTGAGTTACCAGCATTGCGCACAGATCCCTATACCACAACGGGCACAGCAGATGAAAATGGCTATGTGCCAATTCCCGCCAATATGAACAAGCCCATCCTGTTCTTTAATCAAGGTAATCAAGGCACTAGTGTAAACTCAGGTCCTTGGATTGTTTATGATCGTATTGGTGATAGAGATATCATTACAATGCAATTGGTAGAAAACATGTTCTTGAATCCAGTTAATGTGCCGCAAGTGTATCGTGGCAAGTTTGGCGAAGTAGGACAGAACTATGAATTTACACCAGGCTTGGGTGCTGGCAATATCATCAACATGTATTACTATACCACATGGCCCTTGTTGTTTGCCATAGACAGCAATGACGAACCTGTGCTGAACAATGTGGTATTGCAGTCATGGCCCGAAGGTTATGTTTACGGAACACTACACAATTATTATCTCAAACGCAAAATGTTTGATGATGCTGGCTTTTGGAAAGCCAAATTTGATGAGGCTTGGAACACAGTCGAAGATCAAAACAACAAAGGTAAATGGGCTGGCGGTCATAATAGGTTAACCAGTATATTCCAACCAAGACGAGACAGACGCTACTCACTACGATAAGGATTAAGTTATGCCATCATTATATGGTTTTACAGGCAACGCAAATGTATCTGTGACAAATACAACTGGACTGTATCAACTTTCCAGTAACACAGGTATAGTTCAAAACGCATATGGCAACTTGAATGTGGCTGCCTATTTGCCCACTTACACAGGTAATGTGTCAAGTGCGGGCCTGGGCCTTAGTGGTATCTTCACTGACCATTATTACTATGCCAATGGCGCACCATTTATTGGTGGCAGTGGTGGCGCAGGAACCTATAGCAATGCCAATGTTGCGGCTTATTTGACCACAAGCACTGGAAACATACAAGCCGGAAACATTACAGTATTGGGCAACTTGTATGTGCAAGGTAATACCATTACCAGATACACTGCCAATACCATTGCCAGTCAAATTATTGCCAATGGTGCTATTCCCAGCACCAGCACCACAACAGGTGCCTTACAAAGTTATGGTGGCTTGGGCGTACAAGGCAACATCAACGCTGGTGCAGTTTACACAAACAATTATTTTTATGCCAATGGCACACCATTTGCGTCAAGCAGTTATGGTAACAGCAATGTCAGTGCTTACATGGCCGGCGGTACTTTGGGCAACATCATAGTCACAGGCAATGTCAAGGCCTATGGTGCCATTGTTTCTACTAACTTTACATATCCCAATGGTGTCAGTATTCTTAGCGGAGTTACTGCCAACTATGGTAATGCCAACGTAACAGCATTACTTGCTGGCACAGTTACTATTGGTAACTTGACCACAGTCAATGGAGTATTTTGGCCCAATGGTGAACCCTACAGCAGTGGCAGTGTCATCAACACATATGGCAACGCCAATGTTGCGGCTTATTTGAGCAGCAACACTGATCCCACAATCAGTAACCTAAATGCCAACACACAACAGCAACAAGCACAGATCAACACAATCAATGCCAATGTAACTGCCGCAAATGTAAACATACAAACCATTAGTGCCAACTTGGGCGCATTTGAAACTGCAACCAATCTAAGTCTTGCAGGGGCCAATGCCGCAATTGCCGCTACCAATGCCAACATTGGCAGTTTCTATACCTATGCCAATGCCACCTATAGTACGCAAGCCAATGCTGGTAGTTTACAGAATCAGATCAATGGTGCCAATGCCGCAATCATAACAGCCAATACTGCTATGAAGAATTATGTAGATGCTGGCAACACTACAATGACCAATTATGTCAACAATCAAGTTACCACTGCTAACACAGCAATGAAAAACTATGTTGATGCAGCCAACACCATACAAAGCAATCAGATTACCACATTGTCAAATGGTCAAACTGGTGCCAACGCAAGTATTAGTGCGTTACAAGCCAACGTGGGTAGTTTCTATACCTATGCCAATGCCACATATTCAACTCAAGCCAATGCAGGTGCATTGCAGAACCAAATAACTGGTGCTAATGTAAACATACAAACCATTAGTGCCAATTTGGGCAGTTTTGAAACATATGCCAATGCCACATATTCAACTCAAGCCAATGCAGGTAGTTTGCAGAATCAAATAACTGGTGCTAATGTAAACATACAAACCATTAGTGCCAATTTGGGCAGTTTTGAAACATATGCCAATGCAACTTACAGTACCATTGCCAATGCGGCCTCATTGCAGAGTCAGATCACGGGAGCAAACGTTGCAATTGTAACTGCAAATACGGCAATGAAATCATATGTAGATGCTGCCAATAGCATACAATCTGCACAGATTACGACCCTACAAGGACAGGTTTACAGCAACGCCAATGCAGCCAGCTATCTAACTGTGTACACTGGTAATATTCAGGCAGGCAATGTATCCATACTAACTGACTTATCGGTTGGTGGCAATACAATTATTACTGGTAACTTGACTGTATATGGTAACACAACAACAATCAATTCAAATGTCATTACCACAAATGACTTAAACATCACAGTTGGTAATAACCAAACCTCAGGTGCTGCATTGAACAATGCAGGTATTGATGTTGGTAGTAACAACTTGGCCACTTGGAGATTCAACAATGCTTCAACAAGTTGGCAATCAAACATCAACATTACTCCACAAAGTAATGCAGTATACAATTTAGGTGCACCAACACTGCAATGGAATACCATTTATGGTAGAGATGTGCAGGCCGCAACTGCCACATACACAGGCAATGTCACTGCTGGTAATGTGTCAGCAACAAACTTAACCAACCAATACAACTTTTTGCAAGGTGAGATTGATGGAGCAAATGCTGCCATTATAACTGCCAATACTGCTATGAAATCATATGTGGATGCAGCCAATACTGTAATGACCAATTATGTCAATAATCAAGTCACTACAGCCAATACTGCAATGAAATCATATGTGGATGCAGCCAATACGATTCAAAGCAATCAGATCAACACAATCAATAATAATATTATTGGGGCTAACGCGGCAATACAAACACTAAGTGCCAATGTGGGCGCATTTGAAACTGCAACTAACCTAAGCCTTGCAGGTGCTAACGCGGCAATACAATCAACAAACGCCAATATTGGCAGTTTCTATACATACGCAAATGCCACATATAGTACCATAGCAAATGCGGCAAGTTTACAAAGCCAAATTACGGGAGCAAATGCTGCCATTATAACTGCCAATACTGCAATGAAGGCATATGTTGACGCAGCCAACACCGTCCAGAGTGATCAAATACAAACTATCAGTGCCAACTTGGGTGCATATGAAATTTACGCCAACGCAGCCATTACCAGTATCAACGGCAATGTAACTGCGGCCAATGCCGCAATACAAACATTAAGCGCCAATGTGGGTGCATTTGAAACTGCAACCAATTTAAGTTTATCAGGTGCTAATGCGGCAATACAATCAACAAATGCTAATATTGGCAGTTTCTATACCTATGCAAATGCCACATATTCAACTATCTCAAATGCGGCAAGCCAACAAACACAAATTAACACTTTAATAACACAGGTATATGCCAATGCCAATGTGTCAGCATACTTGCCAATTTATACTGGTTATATGGGCGGTACTGCCAATAACATTAACATTTATTCTACTACCAGCACTAATCCTTGGGCAGTTATTCCAATTGTAGGTAATGCTGCTACTGGTAGTCAAGCACCGTTTGTTGATGCTGCCTTACCTGGTGCATATAACAGTACATTCTATGCCAATACATTGATTAATAATTTTGGTAACAGTACCGGCTCCATCAATTACTACAATTTGTCAGGCAACATTGTATATGCCAGTACATCTGGTTACGACGCTGGATTGGGTTTTTGGAGATCAACTGATGCGGGTACAACTTGGAGTCAACAAACTACATCAACTTATGCCACTTGGTATTATCATGTTCCTTATTATACTGGTGCCGCGTTTGTTGCTGGCGTTCACGCAGGAACAGGAACCACGTACGGTATATATAGAAGTCTTGATGGCGGAACAAGTTGGACCAGCACATTAGCCAATTATGGTAGTAAGAGCAATCAATGTTGGGCCACAAGCGGATCTAACACAATTGGAGCTTTTGAAAGAACTTACGGTAGTAGTGGCAATGCAGGTGGTATTTGGATATCTAGTAACAATGGCGCCAGTTGGACAAATGCATTTGGTACAGGTACCAGTTATACAAATGGCTACGTAGAAGCAGTATACAATACAGGCACTGGCAGAATATTAGCAGGTATAAGCGGCACTACATATCGTAGTGTCTATTATTCTACAGATGATGGTGCTTCATGGAGTGCAACTAACGCACCTTATGGCATGCAGCCAGTCTCTTTCTTAAATACCGGGACAGCCATATTAGCAGGATGTTTTGGAAATGGTACTTCCAGTAGAGGTATTTGGAAATCTACAGACAACGGTACTAATTGGTCACAAGTGTTGTCAAATGGTGAATATATCAACACCATAGTTAAATTAGACAGCGGAATTTTACTAGCCGGCACCAACAGTATTAATGGCGGCATATATAGAAGTCTCGATGGAGGAGACACTTGGGCCATAGTCCCGGGATCTACTACTTCAATTCAAGGCCCGTTAACAGCAACACAAGGCATATTATCTATAAATGGCGGCACAAGAATACTTGGCGGTAATGGATTCGACGGTAGTCAGACCAATCTTGTTACTTTAACAACACAACCCGTTGGCCTATTTTGGAACGGTAATACCAATACACTTAATGTAGCACAAGGCACTGTTACCGCAGCCAATGTGATTTCAACTAATGGCTACTATTGGGCCAATGGTGCACCTTATGCAACATCTACTATAGATAACACATATGGTAATGCCAATGTGGCAGCATACTTGCCTACATACAATGGTAACCTAGGTGGCACACTGACAACAGCAGCACAGACCAACATAACCAGTATTGGTACATTGGATTCATTAAATGTCACAAATGCAATAACTGGCGGTAGCATATTAACTGCGACTGGTGTGTATTGGTCCGGTAACGGTCAACCATACAGCACTGGTGGCGGCAGTTCAACATATGGTAATGCCAACGTTGCTGCCTACTTGCCCACAGACAGCACAATTATTGCAATCAATGCCAACGTTGCTGGTGCCAATGCGGCACAGACGGCAGCCAATACTATACAAAGCAATCAAATTAATGCTATAAATGCCAATGTGGGCAGTTTCTATACATACGCCAACGCTACGTATTCAACACAGGCCAATGCTGGTAGTTTACAAAATCAAATTACAGGTGCCAATGCGGCAATAGTAACTGCCAACACAGCAATGAAGTCATATGTTGATGCAGGCAATACCATACAGAGCAATCAAATTGACACATTGACCAGCGGACAAACTGCTGCCAATGCTGCAATACAAACCATAAGTGCTAACCTAGGTTCATTTGAAACTTGGGCCAACGCCAACTTTGTAACCACAGGCGGCACATACAGCAACACCAACGTCACTGCTTATTTGGCAGGCACTGTGAGTGTTGGCAACATTGCCAGTGCAAATGGTTACTTCTGGAGCAACGGCACTGCTTATTCAACTGGCGGCGGTTCAAGTGGAGTAACACAAATTGTTGCTGGCACTAATTTAAATATTAGTCCAAGTGGTGGTACTGGCGTTGTTACAATTAACGCCAACACACAACCAGGCACATACACCAACAGCAATGTCACTAACTTGTTAAGTGGTGGCACATACACAGGAGATGTCATTGCAACAACTGGCGTAGTAAATGCCAGTGCAATGACTGCTACTGGTGCATTAACAGCAGGTAGTTATCTACAAGCCAATAATGGCTTATATTCAATTGACACATTTTCTGGCACCTACAGTGATGGTATTGTTGTTGATTATGCAACAGGTAGCGGACGCATCAGCGTTGGCACTGCAGACAATTTAACATTCTATACAGGTGGTGTAGCGGCTACACAAACACTACAGTTGGCCAGTAATGGTGCTGCTATTGCAGGTAACTTAATAACCACAAACGGCGTATTCTGGAGCAATGGTGTTGCATATTCAACTGGTGGTGGCTCTAGTGGAGTAACAAGTATCACAGCAGGCACGGGTATTACAGCCAATGCCGCAACAGGTGCAGTCAGCATTACCAACGCAGGTGTAACTGCTATTGTTGCTGGTTCAGGTATCACTGCTAATGCCTCAACAGGTGTAGTCTCAATTAGTTCTACAGGTGGTGGAACAACATTTAATGGCAACTTGTTAGGCAATACCTTAGTTGACACAACTAACAATCGTGTGACAATTAATGCAAGTCCATACAGTGATCCTGGTATTCAGCCACCCTTGTGGCAGAACATGAAGAATAATCCGCCTGTGTATATTGGTGGTGTATTGCAACCACCAACATATCCCAACATCAACAATTTGATCAGTAACGACAGTTACCTGATGTTTACCACAAGCAACATTGGATTGCAAAGCAGTTACCAAACCACAAACACACGATTTACCAACGGTATATTGAACTATCAAAGTGCATGGCCAGTGACTGCCAACACTATGACCAATAATGACCGTTTGCGTAATACTACCAGCATATTAGATCTTAACATGGCCGGTAAGTCTTGGGGCACTACTGCATCATCAACATTCAATGCTGCAGTTGGAGTTCAACAGAATTTCTTAAACTTATATGGCAATGGATATGTTACATCTGGCGCAGGCACAGGCAGTGTAATTTATATAACACCAATTGGCACTGCATTGGGCACAGGACTCAGTGCAAACATCACTTATGCCACTGGTGTTGTGAGTGCGGTGCAACATCAAACCACATATGGCTCAACTAACACAGCCAACATCACATATGCTCGTGGATATACTGCACAGGTAAA